TTCTGCGCCGACCCTGCTGAAGAGCGGTGGTGCCCAGGTCACAAGGCCAAGGGCAGCGTGGTCCCGCCGACGACGGGGAACCAGCTCGCCCGGTCTATTCGGCGGTATGTGTCTTGAGCCGCGAAGAGATCATCGGGGATTGCCGCCTCATCCTGGGAGACTGCCGGGACAAGAAGTTCAAGCCTGTTGTGTCGTGCCGCGACTGTGACGCGACGTGGAAGCCTGCGGGTGTAGCTACGCGCGAGCCCTGCCCCACCTGTGGGAAACTCAAGGACGTTCGCCAGCGCCCGAAGGCGGCGAGGAACCTAGAGAAGCTCAAGGAGTGGCGGGCAAAGCGGCCCGGATATTCGACGGAGTGGGAGAGGCGCTATCGCCGCCGCGCCCTGCTGGTCGTCGGCGGTGGCGTTGTCGCCTGTGTCCGGTGCGGCTGTGATCGCCCCGAGTTGGTCGAGATCAATCACAAGAATGGCGGCGGCGGGAAGGAGATACGCGGGCTCGGCAGCAAGTGGAACCGGCAGATCGCCAAGCTAGAGCGTCCGGTCGATGACCTAGAGCTGTTGTGCAAGCCCTGCAACGCCATCCACGCCCTTGAGCTGAAGCACGGCCCGCTGCCCTTCCGCGTAGTGTGGGGGGCGTAGATGACGACGTGGAGAGAAGAGCAGATCGGCGACTGTCGGCTGATACTGGCGGATTGCAGAGAGGTTCTCCCGACGCTGGGCAAGGTGGATGCGGTTGTGACCGATCCGCCGTATGGGATCGCCCACCTTTGGGCTGGTGAACAGTCAGGCAAGAACGGCAAGAGCCGCCTCTGGACCGGAGACAACTCGTGGGACGCAGCGACGCTTCCTGAAGCTGTTTCGGTGGCGAGAGGGCTGGCGGGCAAGAGCATCATCTGGGGCGGCAACTACTACGACCTTCCGCCGAGCCGGGGCTACCTTGTCTGGGACAAGATGCAGGAGTTCAGCAACGCCGACAGCGAGATGGCGTGGTGCTCGTGGAGCCAAACGCCAAGAACTTTCCGATACGCCCGCGCGCAGCTGGCTAGTGAGGGCAAAGAGCACCCGACCCAGAAGCCCTTATCGCTGATGCAATGGTGCCTCGGGTTTCTGCCCGACGCCAAGACCGTCCTCGACCCATTCATGGGAAGCGGCACCACAGGCGTCGCCTGCGCCCTCACTGATCGCGCCTTCATCGGCATTGAGCGCGAGCCCGCCTATTTCGACATCGCCTGCCGCCGCATCGAGGAAGCCTACCGCCAGCCTCGCCTTTTCGCCGAGCCCGCTCCCAAACCCGTTCAAGAGGCCCTAGACCTATGAACCTCAAACCCGCCCCCCAATCCGCCCTGACCTGGCTCCCCGCTGCTCTGGAGGTGATGGACAGGAACGCGAGGATTCCGACAGAGAGCCTTCACAGGCTGCGGGAGGACCGCTCAGGCCTTCGCTTCACGGCTGACGAGGATGCGCGCCTGCTGGCGATGCTGCGCCGTGGTGAGCGGGTCCGCACGATTGCCGAGGCTCTGGGGCGCGATCCGTCAGCCATTCACGACCGACTTTCCAGACTTCGGAGGCGCAAATGAAACCCTTGACCTACTCCCTAGGCAACACTTGGGGCCACGTGGCCCGCTTCCAGACCATGCACGAAGTCACCGAGATGGTGGCGGCACGCTACGGGATGCGGGCGGCGGATCTAGTCGGCCCGGGCCGGGGCAAGAGCCTGTGTGAAGCGCGGTTCGAAGCGATGTGGATTCTTCGGCAACAGAAGATCGACGGCAAGCCCCGCCTGTCCTACTATCAGATCGGCCAGTTCTTCGGCGGACGGGACCACAGCTCAGCTTGGAATGGCATAAGGCAGCACGAAGCTGTCTTGGCCGGAGAGCCCCTTAAGCATCACAGCGTGAAGCGTATGGAGGGGCTGGAGCGGAGGCTTTCGCATCAGGTGGCTGGATGACCAAGGTTGTCAGGCTTTTCCCTGAAGAGAAGGAAGAGGCATTCGAGGGGCGCAGTTCGTTCTCTCAGGGTTGGGCGGCCTTGCCCGGCACCATGAAGAAACGGTCCGAGGGCCTCTCGATCCTAAAGCCCCTGTGGTCTGACCACGCCAAGCGCGCCGGGGGCCACGAGGCTCTCCTGAAGGCGCTGCTGGCCTATCTGAAGAACGACGACGATCTTAAGCGATCAGGCGGGCCGGGGCTAGGACCGTGGCTCCGGTCGAGACGGTATGAGCACTGGATGGAAGACGAAACGCCTGCGGTTGTGATCCCGCTTCCCGAACGCCGGTTCCCCGATGAGAAGCTGCGCGCCGCCTTCCAGCTCAAGTTCCCCGATGAGCGCGCGCTGGCGTGGTTCGACAAGTGCCGGCTGGACGGTGACGAGGTTGTCGGGCCGATCTACGCGGCGCGTCAGGAGTGGCTACAGGGGCCGTTCCGTATGTGGGCGATGCTCAATGGTCTTGGTGGTCTGAGGAACGGCTAGAGCGTCCTCCAGTCGAAGCTATCCAGAGACCGACCAGCGGCACCCTCGCGCCAGTCCGTGTCGTCGGTGTTCGACTTCCCAAGATTACATGCGGCACAGAGAATTTGCAGGTTGGAGAGCGCAAGCGCCAGGTCTGGTCGTTTGGATCTCGGTTTGATGTGATCGACGTGCAGCACGATCCCGTGCGACCGCTTTGATTCTCCGCACAACTCGCAGCATCCATCGGACTGCTTGAGCGCCTGAAAGCGGACGGCTCTCCACTCACGGCTGTTGTAAAACACATCCGACGACGAAATTTTCAGACGAGCCGATTTTTTGATGCGAGGCCCTTTAGGCTTTCCGAGGGATAGGCTGATGCCTTTTCGTCTCGCGTATTCCTCTGCCAGCAGAACCCAGATTTGCGTCTTGCTGACGGGCTTTCCGAGGATCTTGCCAAGCCTTCTGTTCAGCTTGCCCTCCAGGCTATGCCCTGCCTCTCTGCTCATTTCGTTCAACAGCCTCAGAAGGTGTCCCTTGGCTCTTACAGGGTTGGCCATGTGATTAATTCCTTAGGCAACTAGGTTGGAGGGAAGGCACACTTCGGCCACTAGGACCGAAGCAGCCTGAAAATTCCTTGAGGTTTCGGCAGTTTTTCAGACACTGGCGCTAGGGAGACCGGACGAACCGGCGGGGCGGTCGCTCTGTACCCCTTCGTTCCCCACTTCATGCGACGCTCGGCGGGCGGCCTTCTGTGACCGTGGAAGCCGCGCCCGACCTCCAGCCCGCTCTGCCGGTTCATAGCCGGCATCATTTTGTAGGCGTTTGGCTTCCGATTCCCGCATGCGCGGTGGCTGTCGCCATTCTCGGAGGCGCGCCAGCGGCACGCCGTAGGGCCTGCCTGAACGAAATGCTTGTCGGGGAACTGCGCTGAGCCTAGTATGGTTAGGCGTTTACGCAGCCGATGTGCAGATCGGCCAGGAGGGGGTGGCTTTTTGCGGAGCCGCCCCCTTCGACACGTAAGGTGCTCTCTTCCACAAAATCCGTCAAGGGTGCGTTACGGCGCACGAATAACCTTGCACACATAACCAAGCTGTGTATGGTTATCCCATGAACCGCAAGCCCATCAACAACCACCCTGAATACGAGATCGGCATCGACGGCATAGTCTGGCGCGTCGAGCCTACGAAGTACGCTGACAAACGCTTTGGCCCTGTTCCTCGCCCTATCAAGCCGGTGATGATGGGCGGAGCCATTGGCAACAGGTATCCGCACGTAAAGCTGGGCGGGGTCAAAAGGGCCAACCGCTCCATCCTGTCCCTGATGAAAGAACACTGGCCTGAGCTGGAGAGCGAGAAATGAACAGCCATATGCCCGATAGCGCCGACGCCCCGGCTTTTGATCCCTCACACATTCGTCCGCCAGCTGGTGTTCCCGAGAGCCTTCGCGATCAGTTCGCCATGGCGGCTCTGACGGCGCTGATCGCCGGACTTGACCGAAAAGAGCGTTCTGACGTGCTGGTGGAAATCACGGGCGGCATGATGATTAGCCGAGCCGCCTACATGTACGCAGACGCCATGATTGCGGAGCGCGCCAAATGATTGGGTTCCTTATTCGCAACACCTTTAACGGAGGCCTGGTCGTCTCTGTCCTCGCGCTGGTCCTGACCATCTGGATTTCAGGAGTTTCCCAATGATCAACTTCATCAAGCAACTGTTCGGGAAGAAGGCGGACAGCAGCGCGGCCTACTCCGAGCGCATCACCCAGCTTGTGGACGCAGGTTCTGAGGGGAGCCGTGTGGACATCCTGTACCCGCTAGATCGTCCCATGACCGTGGCCAACTACGCCCCAGGTCCAGATGGCCGGCCCGTGGAAGTCGAGGCCAAGAGCCTCGCGAATGGCAACTCCGGGACGAACAAAAAGCCTGCAAATACAACCACCTACCGCTCAAACCCCATCCCACAACAAGACGTGGACACGATCTGTGCGGAGGATGAGTCCTGGGAAAGCGAGAAAGCTGTGTCCTCTCTCCGGTTTAGCCTAATCGCCGAGATTGAAAGGCTGCGCAAATCCAAGAAACGCCATTCTCACCTAGTCGCAGAGCTAGATAAGCTGGAGGGGAAGGCGTGAGCGACAGGAAGGAAACAATCGCCGTCTGGTTTTCCTGCGGCGCAGCATCCGCGATGGCGGCCAAGCTGACGCTCGACAAGTACGCCAGCACGCACACGGTGCGCATCGTCAACAACCCGGTCGTCGAAGAAGACAATGACAACAACCGCTTTCTGCGTGACGTGTCTGAGTGGCTTCGGTGGCCTATCGAGTTTGCATCTAACCCGCGCTACCCGACCAACAGCGCGGTCGATGTATGGGATGACCGCGCCTTTATGAGCGGTCCGCTCGGCGCGCCATGCACGATCAAGCTGAAGAAAGAGGCGCGTCAGCTTTGGGAGAAGGAAGTCCACGTTGATTGGCACGTCCTAGGCTTTACCGCTGAGGAGGCGGCGAGACACAACAGGTTCACGCTGACCGAGCGCAACAACGTGCTGCCGGTTCTCATTGATGCGGGCATGACGAAGCAGGATTGCTTCGACCACATCACAGCGGCAGGCCTAACGCTTCCTCGGTCCTATTCGCAGGGCTACCCGAACGCCAACTGCAAGGGCTGTGTGAAGGCCACGTCGCCGACGTACTGGAATCTTGTTCGCGCCGTTGACCCGGATGTGTTCGCCGCCAGGGCTGAGCAGTCACGCCGAATCGGGGCCAAGCTGGTTCGCCATAAGAACCGCCGCATCTATCTGGACGAACTGCCCGCCGACGCCAAAGGACGCGCGCTCAAGAGCCTGAAGATGCCGGAGTGCGGGATTTTCTGCGAGGAAAAGCCGTGAGCGCGCACGACACCACGATAGGTCCGTGGCGCATCTGGTTCGATCCGCCGCCCATCGGTACGCGCAACTGTGACTGGCACTACCAGCACGAAGACGTTGATGGGGAGTCGCCGGGCTGGATGTACGGACATTGCGCTAGCCGCGATAAGTGCATCGAGGAAATAATCACCCAATACGAAGAGCGCGGCTAGCCATCTTCAGTGCAAAACCGCACGCCAGTGACAAATCCCGGGATGAATACTAATGCTCTACCAAAGAAAACCCCAACTCATAGAAGCCTTCCAATGGACAGGAGGCCATGACCAGCAGGAGGACCCTGTATGGGCTGTTGAGGCGTTGAGGGATGGGAGGCTGGCGCACGGCACAACGGCCAAGGGTGAGCCGTGCCTCGACATCGTTGCGACTGACGACTGCGCTTATGTCGGCGAATGGCTCGTGAAGGAAGGGGCCAACATGTTCGCGGTCACCGACGACGAGTTCCACTCCCTCTACGAACCCGCAAAGGAACAGGCATGAGCGACGCCCTTGAGTTTATCGTAGCTGCGGCGATCATGGCTTTCGCTCTGGCGTGCATCTACCGACTTGCTAAGGGGCGATAACGATGAACGACAACGTTATTAGGCTGGAGTTTAAATCTCCGCACACGGTTGATGACGCAATGGCCTTCGTTGCCTGCGCCTCTTGCCGCAACAAGACCTACACGCTTACCGAGGACCGTGTGAGCGACTTCCCTCTTATGCGATGCGCGGCGTGTGGCCAGCATATCGGACGCATGGGGTGGGCTCATGACGACGATCCGGCGCTATCGACATGAGGCTCGTGGATGAACTATCCGACCAAAAGCTGATCGAGGAATGCCTGCGACGCATCAGCAAGAACGGATGCCTCCTGCTGGAGCAGGAGGTCTTCGTTTCCGGCATCCGACATGATCCAGCAACCTATATCCTTCACCAGGCGGGGCCTAGTCCGAGTCGCTCTGAGCCAGCCTTCTGAGGGATTGCCCGTCCCCATGAGGGGCCAAAGTGATGATTACGCACTGCGACGTCCGACCCACTGGATGCCGAAGCCCGCCACGCCCTTCCCGATGGGAGCAAGACGACCAAGACGGGTTAGATCCGGGATGAACAAGGGAAACAGCAAATGGCTAAAAGCTTCTACGGCTCCTTCAAGCGCGATAGGGCGCTGAAGCACAAGAAGTTCCAAAAGGAGAAAAAGCGCACAGGCCCGTCCGACCCCAACTGGCTAGAGGCCAGATCCTGCACAAGCAAGAAGTGGTACAAGGGGCAGCGAGAGGCTATCAGCGCTTGCCGCGTGCGTTACCGTCAGATTTCGGAGTGCCCAGACCTATCCGTTTACGATTGCAGTCACTGTGACGGGTGCACATGACCAGCGCTCCGACCCGGGGAAACAACAAACAGCAGGCCGTCGCTCGACCTAACTTGACCGACCAGCCCGACGCTGGCATTCTCAACCCGTCCAACTAAGCAAAGAGCTGCGGCGCAAGGCTAGCTTGGACAAGGAAGACAGATGGATATCACGGTCAAATTGCAGCCCTCGCGGCTGTTTCGTCGCGCCAGCATGGATGAGATTCTGCCGGTCAAGGACGACTAATGGGCCGCCCCAGCAAATACCAGGACATCTACGCCGAGCAGGCCATGAAGCTTGCCAAGCTAGGCGCTACCGATATCGAGGTGGCGGACTTTTTCGATATCGACGTTCGCACCGTCTATCGCTGGTCGCATGACCACCCCGCGTTTTGTCAGGCCCTAAAAGCGGGGAAGGCTCCCGCCGATGAGCGGGTAGAGCGCAGCCTGTACCAGAAGGCTATCGGCTACGAGCAGGATGAGGTGAAGATCTTCATGCCTGCCGGGGCCACGGCTCCCGTGTACGCCCCGTATCGTGCGAAGATCGCGCCAGACACCACGGCTGCAATCTTCTGGCTGAAGAACCGTAAGGCGGCGGACTGGCGTGACGTGAAGGCCCAGGAGATCAGCGGCCCCGATGGCGCGCCGATTCAATCGAACGCCTCCCTTGATCTGGGTGCGCTCACAGAGGACCAGCTGAGGGCTCTTGCTAGCATCCGCGTTCCGACCGAGTGATGTTCTGGCGGCCCGGCGGGAGCTGGCCAAGCGGAGCCTCTGTGACTTCGCCTGCATGGTGGATATCCCCACCGTCCCGCTGAGCGACGCCAACGAGGAAGATCAGTTCAGCGTCATGCGGCTGGACACGCTGGCAGCCCATCACGAACTGATCCTCAAGAACCTACAGGGCATCGAGAACGGGACGGTTCCCAACCTGATGCTGCTGCTCCCGCCGGGTAGCGCGAAAAGCACCTATGCCGATGTGGTGTTTGTTCCGTGGTTCATGAGCCGCAAGCCCCGGCGCAACGTGATCCTGGCCAGCTACGCCAGTGACATCGCCAAGAAGCAGGGACGTAGAGCCCGTCAGCTCATTCAGTCACGTTCGTTCGGCACGCTGATGGATGTGAGCCTGCGGACAGACCAAGCGGCTGCGGATGAGTGGGCGCTGACCAACGGGTCAGAGTACATGGCGGGTGGCCTGCTCTCGGGCCTGACCGGCAACCGTGGAGCCCTCGGTATTCTTGATGACCCGATCAAAGGCCGCGAGGCTGCGGAGAGTCAGGTCATCCGCGACAAGACATGGGACGCGTACATTGATGATTTCTGCTCCCGCCTGATCCCCGGCTCGCCCCAGGTCATGATCCTTACCCGGTGGCACCAAGACGACCCCGCCGGGCGCATCCTTCCTGAGAACTGGAATGGAGAGTCCGGGATCTTCAACGGGCGTGACGGGCGCGTGTGGCATGTGATCTGCCTGCCGGCCATCGCCGACCGTGCGGATGATCCTCTAGGGCGGCAAATCGGCGAGACGCTTTGGCCGGGATGGTTCACGCTGGAGCATTGGGAGCCGTTCAAGCGCAACCGCCGCACGTGGTCCAGCCTGTACCAGCAAAAGCCCAGCCCCGATGAGGGGACGTTCTTCAAACTGCCGTGGTTCCAGCGCTACTCTCTGGATCAACTACCCAGGAAGCTGCGCCGTTTCGGAACCAGCGACTATGCCGTGACGGAAGAGGGGGGCGACTTCACCGTTCACCGCGTCTGGGGGATCGACTCGGACACGAACGTCTGGCTCCTGCCGGGAGGCTACCGAGAGCAGGCATCGGCTGATCGCTGGATCGAAGAGCAGATCGACCTCATGAGCGCCCACAAGCCGTTCGCGTGGTTTGGTGAGGCTGGCGTAATCCAGAAGGCTATCGAGCCCGCCCTTCGTCGCCGGATGCACGAACGCAAGACCTACTGCCGTCTTGAGTGGCTTCCCAGCATTCAGGACAAGCCGACCAGGGCGCGGGGCTTTCAGGCGAGGGCGGCTATGGGGATCGTCCACATCCCTGAAGGGCCGGAAGGCGATGCGATATTGGACGAGTACCTGCGCTTCCCTGCCGGCAAGTATGACGACGACGTGGACAACGGCTCACTGATCGGACGGGCGCTGGACATGACGCATCCCGCCATCGCGTCAGCCCCGATTGAAGAGCCCGGTCCTCCGAAGGGTGTAACGGAAATGACCTTCGATCAGCTTGTTTCGAGGGCAAAGCCCACCCAATCCCATAGGATTTAGCATCTCTATGGACAATATCGGCCCGATTGGTAAACTCGGGCAACTCAGGGGCGTTCATGGTCACGACTGCGCAGCGTTGGATTTCGGAGATCGACGCATCCGAGAAGGACTGCGCCACGTGGATGAAGCGCTGCCATGCGATCATCCGCCGATACCGTGACGAGCGCGATCGCTCCTACGACAACCCGACGAACAGGCGATACGCTATCCTGTGGTCCAATGTGGAGACCATCGGCCCGGCGATCTATGCGAGGCCGCCCCAGCCTGTCGTCACCCGGCGCTTCAACGATCAGGACCCGATTGCGAAGGCTGCGGGCGAGGTTCTTGAGAGGGCTCTATCCTACGGGGTAGAGGCCAACGACTTCGACCTGTTCATGGAGAACGCACGGCTGGACTACCTGCTGTGTGGCCGTGGTCAGGCGTGGGTCCGGTATGAGCCGACGATGGAGACGGTCGAGCCCGCCAGCAACGCGGATACCGACGAAGAGTCGCCGATAGATGACCCCGAGGCCGCGCCGTACGAGCGCGTGACCTATGAGGAATGGAAGATCGACCACGTCCTGTGGGATGACTTCCTGACCAACCCGTGCAGGACGTGGCCCGAGGTGCGATGGGTGGGGCGCAACGTTCGCATGACGCGGGCGGAGCTTGTGAAGCGGTTCACCAACCCCTCCGAGATTCCGGGGAAGACGGTCGGCGAGGCTGTTCCGCTGGACTGGGCTCCGAAGGGGTTCAGGCAGAAGGACCCTGACACCGACGAGATCGTCAAAAAGGCCAGCATCTACGAGATCTGGGACAAGGTCACGCGCAAGGCCTACTGGGTCAGCAAGTCCTGGCCCCAGGTGCTTGATGAGCGCGACGACCCGCTGAAGCTGAAGGACTTCTATCCGTGCCCCCGTCCGCTGTTCGCGACGCTGGCTTCGGACAGCCTGATCCCGACGCCGGATTACTACCTCTATCAGGACCAGGCCGAGGAGCTGAACCAGCTTACGGCGCGCATCGGTCGATTGATCGACGCCCTGAGGCTCAACGGTGTGTACGCCGGGGAGGAAAAGGACAACGTCCAGCGCCTGCTCGACACGACCAATGAGAACCGCCTGATCCCGGTGGAGAACTGGGCCGGTCTTCAGGACAAGGGCGGCATGAAGGGGATTATCGAGTGGATGCCGCTCGACATGATCGCCGGGACGCTCAAGGCCTGTTTCGAGGCCCGCGACCAGATCATGCAGGATATCTATCAGATCACGGGGCTGTCGGACATTATCCGGGGGGCCAGCGATCCGAGAGAGACGGCCAAGGCGGTTCAGACGAAGTCCCAATGGGGCAGCATCCGGGTCAGGGACCGTCAGAAGGAAGTGGAGCGGTTTGCCCGGGATATCATCCGTCTGGGGGCTGAGGTCATTGGCAACTTCTTCGCCAAGGAGACCCTTGAGGCCATGACGGGCGAGAAGATGCCCACGATGGAAGAGAAGATGGCCGCGCAACAGCAGATCCAGATGCTGATGCAACAGGCTCAGATGGCGTCGCAGCCTCAACCGGGCCAGCCTCCTCAACCGCCTCAAGAGCCTGACATTCCCGAGGAGCTTCAGCTCGCCGCTTCAAGCCCGACGTGGGATGAAGTGATGGCGCTCCTGAGAGACAACGCCACCCGCTGCTTCCGCATCGACGTGGAGACGGATTCGACCATCGAGCCTGACCGTGAGCAGGAGCAGGCAAAGGCTATCGAGTTCATGAACATCGTGGGCACGACCATTGCCAGCGTCGGGCCTGCTGTAGCGGCCCAACCCGCCATCGCGCCGTTCCTTGGCGAGGTCTTCATGTACGTGGTCCGCCGTCTCGATATCGGACGGGGCATGGAAGAGATCACCGAGAAGGCGTTCCAAGAGCTTGCCGCCATGCCTCCGCAGCAGGAAGGCGCTGCCCCGGCTGGCGATCCCAACGCGCTCCAGATCGCGCAGATGGAAATGCAGACGGAGCAGATCAAGCAAAACGGTGCGCTGGAGATCGAGCGGCTTAAGGCCCAGATGCAGCAGGCTGAGATGCCGTACCGCATGGCGGAGCTTCGCATGAAGGGCTTTGCTCTTCAGAACGACCCCGATCCGCAGGGCTCGGCATGAGGGGGCGTTACGTCATGCGAGACGGGGAATTGGTCCTCAAGACCCGCGCGGCGCCCAATCCGGCCCGTTCGGACCTCCCGTGCCCGGCTATCCGGGCTGATGGCATGGACCAGACATGGAACCCGGCCACGAACAAACTCTACGACAGCAAGAGCGCCTACTACGCGGACACCAAGGCCGCCGGCTGTGAGATCGTGGGCAACGATACGTCCGTGATCAAGGAGCGCCCGGAATACGAACCCCCGAACGTCGAGCAATCCATTGCCGACGCCATCAAGGAGTTGAGCTGATGCACGTCACGATCACCCACGTAACCGATAGCGGCGTTGATCTGCCGCCGTCGAAGGATCAATGGAGCCGCTCGGAGTACGAGCTGTTCTGCCGGCAGTGGATGAACAACGACGAGGGCGTCGCGAAGGCTCTTGAGAAGGCCAAGGCCCCGGCGTTCAAGAGGATGGCTCAGAGCCTCATCAAGGAACACACGGTGGATGAGGGTTCCGCCTATCCCCTGCTGGAAGTGGACGAGGGCGGCAACCTTGCGCTCCGGTTCGGCTTCGTCCGCACCTACGGGGTGAAGTGATGGCCTTTGATCAGGAAGACGACAACATCGAGGCCGACGTCGCGGCTGCGTTCAAGGCGGCTGAAGAGCCGGAAGGCGTCGTCGCCAGCCCCGCGCAGACTGCCCCGGTAGAGACCCCGCCGGAGCCTCAGGATGAGCGCGTGCGCGGCCCTGACGGCAAGTTTGCCAAGGCCCCGGAAACGGTGCAGGATACACCCCAAGAGCAGCCGGAAACTCCGCAAGAGTCCATCCGCCCGCCCGCCGCATGGTCCGCGAGTGCGAAGGCCATGTTCCAGACGCTAGATCCGGTCGTTCAGGCCGAGGTCGTCAAGCGCGAACGGGACATGGACAAGGGCTTGCAGGAACGTGCGACCCAACTGAAGCGATACGAGCCGGTAGAGAGCGTCCTAGCTCCAATCCGTGACCGTCTGGCGCTGGCCGGGACTGACGATGCGACCTACCTTCGGTCGCTTGTCGCGGCTGACGAGATGTTGCGGACCAATCCCCAGGACGCGCTGCGGCAGATCGCCCAGATGTACGGAATCCCCTTCGGGGCTCAGGCGCAGGGACAGCCGCAGGCTCAGCCCGATCCCGCCAGCTTCTCCGGGCTCAATATCCAGACTCACGTTCAGCAAGCCGTTGCCCAAGCCGTTCAGCAACAGACGGAACAGGCCCAACGCGCCCAGACGCTGAGCCAGATCGAGGCCTTCGCGAACGACCCGAACAACCTCTACTTTGAGAACGTTCGGCCCATCATGAGCGGGCTGCTTCAATCGGGCAAGGCAACGGATCTGGCCACCGCCTACGAACAGGCGATCTGGGCAGACCCGGAAATCCGCCCCATCCTGCTCAGAGAGCAAGCGAAGGCGGAAGAGGCGAAGCGGACCGAAGCTATCAAGCTGAAGGCGGCCCAGGCAAAGAATGCGAGCGGGTCTGTCGCCGGTTCGGGGGGGCACGGTAGTCCCGTGACGACTTCGAATCCCACAAGCACCATCGAGGATGATGTTCGTGCGGCAATGGCCGCCGCTGAGTCCCGCATCTAAGGACGTAAACGATGCCCTCTCCGGGTCTTTCCGAAATCGTCACCACGACCCTGCGCAACCGCACCGGGAAGCTGGCTGACAACATGAGCAAGAACAACGCGCTTCTGATGCGTATGAAGCGCCGTGGTTCCATCGACACCGCTGCTGGTGGTCGTACCATCGTGCAGGAGCTGGAATACGCCGAGAACAGCACCTACACCCGCTATTCGGGCTACGAGGTGGTGAACATCCAGCCGTCCGACGTTTTCACCGCTGCCGAGTTCGACTGGAAACAGGCGAGCGTCGCGGTGAGCATCTCGGGTCTGGAAGGCGACGTGCAGAACGTCGGGTCGGAAGCCATCATCAAGCTCCTGACGAGCCGGATCAAGAACGCCGAAAAGACCATGGCGAACAACATCTCGCTCGACATGTACTCCAACGGCACCGCCGACAGCGGCAAGCAGATCGGGGGCCTGCAACTGCTGGTCGCTGACTCGCCGCAAACCGGCGTCGTGGGGGGCATCGACCGCGCCCTGTGGCCGTTCTGGCGCAACCTGTCGTTCTCGGGCGTCACCGATGGCGGCGGCGCTGTCTCGGCCACCACGATCACCAACTACATGAACCAGGTCTATCTGCGCACCTCGCGCCAGAACGACCACCCGGACCTGTGGCTGGCGGACAACAACTACTTCAACTTCTACTGGCAGTCGCTTCAGGCGATCCAGCGCATCACCAACAGCGAGTTGGGCGAGGCGGGCTTCACCAACCTGAAGTACATGAACAGCGATGTCGTCTTCGACGGCGGCATTGGTGGTGGTTGCCCCGTCAACCACATGTACGCGCTCAACACGGACTACATCAAGTATCGTCCCTCGGCGAACCGCAACATGGTCCCGCTGGAGAACGTGCAGTCCATCAACCAAGACGCCACTGTGCAGCTGATCGTCTGGGCGGGTAACATGACCCTGTCCAATGGTTCGCTCCAAGGCGTTTTGCGTGCCTGATTCCTGAAGGAAATCAAAGACATGGCTCTCTCTAAAGTCACTTGGGACGAACTCGGCGCTTCGCCGACGACTCTCTACGGTCCGCAGGCTGCGGCGGGTGTGACCAGCAATGGTTCCCCGCAACCGCAGTTCAAGCCGGGCACCATGGTCACTGGCGACGGTGGCGAATGGGTGTTCTGCACGCTGGTTCTGGCCGGCACGACCACGCTTGCCAATGGGCAGGCCTACGTCATCGACCGCAACTGGGTCGCCACGCTGATCACCACCGCCAACAGCCCTCGGGGTGTTTCGGTGGGCTTCGGCAACGTGTCTCAGGCCTCGGTCGCTGCGGGCACCTACTACATCTTCCTCCAGATCAGCGGTCACGTGGGCGTCCAGTTCACCGGCGTCGCTAACGCTCTGGCGGAAACCACCGCGACCGGCGGGCTGCTGAACTTCACCAACACCCCGACCGGCACGACCAAGGCTGTTGTCCCCATCGCCCTGATGGTGGCCTCGCAGACCTTCACCGCCGACAACACGCTGAACAGCTTCACGCTGACCAACGTGTCGAGCCTCAATGACGTTTCGGTCGGCGCTTCGCTGGCGGGTACGGGCGTGGGCGCGTCGGCCAAGGTGGTTGCCTACGGAACCAACTCCAATAACTTCCTCGGCAACTGGATTCAGGTGGACGTGGTCTCGACCGCGACCAACACCGCCCAGACGATCACGCAGACGGGGGTCATTACGGCCAACGTCATGCGCCCGGTCGTCGGCGTCACGAACTAGCCTAGGCGGGGAGGGCAATCACGCTCTCCCCGTTCTCTTCCGACTGGAGCCACAGAATGCTTTCTGACTCTCAATTCGCCCCCAAGGGGACGACCCCCGACAACGCCATTCCCGAGTTCTTCCTTCAGCCGGTGCATCTGGCCTTCAAGAGCACGGAGGCGGGCCGCGACATCTACGAGGATCGCGAGTTCGTCCGCATCATCACCCCCGGCGCTGCCCGCTCGATTCCGTGCGAGGAAGTGACCGACGAGCACAAACGCCGCTGGCCGCGCTCCTACGAGGCGTTTAAGGCCAACATGGAAGAACCGACGACCGGCCTGCCTCTGGAGAAGTGGCCGGGCATGACGCCCGCCGTCGTGGCGAACCTGAAAGCCCTGCACATCCGCACCGTGGAAGACCTGGCCTCGGTGCTGGACCCGGTGCTGGAAGACATCGGCATGGGCGGCCTGCACCTTCGCAAGCGGGCTCAGGACTACCTCGCCGCCGCCAACAGCGCTCAGCCCCTGGCCGAAGCCAATGCCCGTGCCGAACGCGCGGAACAGGCTCTGGCGGACATGGAAGCGCGCTACGCCGACCTCGCATCCCGCGTGTCGGAAATCGAAGCTCCCCGCCGTGGCCCCGGTCGTCCCCCGAAGGCCCGTGAAGAGGATCAAGAGGCCGCCTGATGCCGAGTACAGTCCTTGAAATTGTGCAGTCGATGGCGGACAGCATCAGCATTCCGCGCCCGCTGACGGTGGTGAACTCCACCGACCAGCAGGTTCGGCAGTTGTTCGCCCTGCTCAAGGAAGAGGGCAACGAACTCTATCGCTCCTACCCGTGGCAAGCTCTGAACCGGACGTGGCTCTATACGACTGTGGCCGATGAGGAGCAGCCGCTGGGGCTTCCCGATGATATCGACCGTTTCATCGGGAACACGCAGTTTGACAGGACGGGGCAGCGGCAGATGATCGGGCCGCTGACCCCGCAGCAATGGCAGGCGATCAAGGCCCAGCCTGTCTATGCCAGCGTGTTCCTCGGCTGGGTGCAGAAGGGCGGTGAAATCCTGATCCAGCCTACACCTCCGGTAGGTCACGAATTGGCCTACGAGTACATCAGCAACAAATGGGCGCTGTCGGCTCTGGGCGTGCCTCAGACGACGTTCCTCGCGGACACGGACACGTCGTATCTGGACGCCAACCTGCTCCAGTACGGCCTGCGCTGGCGGTTCCTGGCGGCCAAGGGGCTCGACTACGCCGAAGCGATGCGGACCTATGAGCGGCAGAAGGCTCAGGTACAGGCCCGCGACGGCGGCAACACGGAAATCGACATCTCCGGGCGCAACTACTACTGGCCGTTTGACAACATCCCGCAAGGGAACTTCCCCGGTCCGACCTGATGACACGGGTGCGGCAGGGGCAGAGCTGGGAGCTATCCCGCAGACAGATCAACGTCGGGCTTCCCCAGATCGAGGATGCCCTGCCGGCGATTCCGGTTTCCGATGGCGAGGCCTTTGGCTGGAACGGACGGATTGTGATCCTGCGCGTCGCCTATCTCGGCAATGACCCCTATACCGCGTATGTTTACGACGATGCGGACGGCGCTTGGCATCCGGTCAAAGGGGCGGTTTAATGGTCATGCAGGCGCTAAGGCGCAATCCCTCCCGCGATCAGGTGGTTGTCGGTCGGTCCATTCCCGCTCCGGTAGGCGGATGGGACGCGCAAAACCCTCTGGCTGCGATGCCTGCCGAGAACGCCCCGATCCTCGACAACTTCATCCCCCGCGCGGGCTATGTCGAGATGCGCAAGGGCTATGCGGAGTGGTCGCCTACCGAGTCCCCGGTTGAGACCGTAATCGTCTGGCGGGGCTCGACCACGGGGGCGGATCAGATCCACTCAGCCGCCGGGTCCGAGATCATCGACACCACCAATCCCTATGGGTCAACTGTGCTTTACAGTGGGGCGGGGAACGCCCGGTGGCAGTACGTCAACTTCTCCAACGACGCAGGGCGGTTCGTGTTCGCGGTGAACGGGGCCAACATCCCCGTGACCTATGACGGCACGGCCTATGTGAACAGGACGATCACCGGATCGGTGGGGCCTATCGTTCTCGACCCGACGACCATCAGCGACGTGATGGCCCACAAGCGCCGCATCTTCCTGCTGGAAGAAGGGTCGATGCGGGTGTGGTTCCTCGACGTGAACGCCATACAGGGCACGGCGCAACTGCTCGACCTGGGGCCGGTGTTCCAGAAGGGGGGCCGGCTCTCCTGCATGGCGACGTGGTCTCTGGACGCAGGGGACGGGCCTGACGATTACGCCGTGTTCGTCACCACAGAGGGTGAGGTGGCGGTCTATGCCGGGGAAGACCCTTCGGACGCGACAAACTGGTCTCTGATCGGCGTTTTCGCTCTGGGCAATCCCTTGGGCAAGCGGGCGCTGTTCAAGTACGGGGCGGACCTCGCGATCTTGACGGTGGATGGGGTTTTCCCGCTGTCTCAGGCGCTCAGCCTCGACCGCGCGCAGAGCAACCTTGTAGCCGTGACGCAGAAGATCATGAACGCGTTTTCGCTGGCGACGACGCGCTATGGCTCGAATTTCGGCTGGTCCGGAATGCTCTACGCCCGGGGCACGCTGGCGATCTTCAATGTCCCGACCTCTCAAGGGGTGCTGGCGGATCAATACGTCCAGAACGTCCAGACAGGGGCATGGGCGCGGTTTACGGGCATCCCCGCGATCTGCTGGGCGATTGCCAACGACCGCCCCTATTTCGGGTCATCGACGGGTATCTATGAATGGGACGTGGGCGCTTCCGATAATGGCGCGGAGATCGTCGGCGACCTCAAAACCGCGTTCAACTACTTCGGGCAGCGGGGAAAGCTGAAGCAGTTCACCATGCTTCGCCCTCTGATCCGGGCCGATCAGGACGTTCGCCCGGCGCTGGAAATGCTGGTGGACTACAAGGAAGCCATCCCGACCGCCATCCCGACCGTGATCGCGGTTCCTGAGGCCATGTGGGATGAGGCGATCTGGGATGAGAGCTTCTGGCCCACGGAGGAGGAAATCCGCAACGACTGGACCTCTGTGACCGGGATTGGCTACTGCGGGTCAGTGCGGATGCGCGTGAGCACCGGAGTCGGGGCCGGGGTATATCTGGCGGTCGATGATGAAGATCTGGTCGCGTGGGACGCTGACGCGGACGACCTTATCCTGATCCAGCCTTTGAGCACTTCGACCGTAAGCATTCAGGTCATCGCGTTCGATGTGATGTTCCAGCCGGGGGGGCAGCTTTGAAACTCATCGTTGGAGCGGACGAGTATGTCTCGCAATGGGTGGTGGAGAGGCTCCCGTATCAAGGCCTTGGCCTTCGGGGGACTGCTATTGGGGTTGTGGATCGCGAACGGATTGTGGCCGGGGTGATCTTCCATAGCCATCAACCCGAGTTTGCTTCGATAGAGGTTTCGATGGCGGCGATCACGCCGAGATGGGCCAGCCGGGCGGTGATCGGGTCTATCTTGAGTTTTCCGTTCGAACAGCTAGACTGCAACCGGATAACCGCCGTGACACTCCGCAAGTCCCCTGGACCCAAGGGAGCCAGCCCTAGACGGTTCCTGAAAGGTCTTGGGTTCCGCGAGGAAGGTCTAGCCCGAGACGGATTCGGACGGGGCAAGGACGCGGTGATCTACGGGCTTCTCAAGACAGACTGGCACGCTAACAAGCTCTACGGACAGTCCGTGGGCCTAGACAACGTCATGGCCGCCTGATGGGCAAGAAAAGCGGTGATACCGGCCCCAAGGTCGATCCGGTGGCCCTCGCCAATGCGCAGGCCTCCGCCAACTCCAAGACGGCGCTGGAAACTCAGAAGCTGAACATGGTCGGCACGGCTGGCCCTGACGGCACCGTCAAATACGTGCGCGATCCCTCGCAGCCCGGCGGCTACACGCAACAGACCAATCTCAGCCCCGAGCAACAGGCGATCTACAATCAGTACACGCAGGCGCAGAACTCGGCGCTGGGCGTGGCCAACGAACAAATCGGGCGTGTGGATTCCGCCTTGGGCAATCAGCTCAAGGCCCCGACCCTGCAAACCTCCATCGGAGGCAACTACGACCAGACCGTGAAGGCTGCGCAGGACGCGGCCTACGGACAGGCGACCTCGCGTCTGGACCCGACCTATAACCGGATGCAGGGTCAGCTTGACAGCAAGCTCGCCAATCAGGGTCTCAGCCAGAACAGCGCGGCCTATGTGAACGCTCAGGATTCGTTCGGGCGGGATCGGGCGGATGTGTACAATCAGGCGGCTTACAGCGCCGTTCAGGCGGGGCTTCAGGCTCAAAACCAAGGCTTCAACCAAGGGGCGGCGCAAGGCACGTTCGCCAACGAAGCGGCGCAACAGGGCCTTTCCAACCAGGCCTATATCCAGAACCAGCCCCTGAACCAGTTCGGGGCGCTGATGAGCAATGGTCAGGTCTCCGGTCCGCAGGGGATTCAGTACACCCCGGCTCAGGTCGCCAACACGGACGTTATCGGGGCCAACGCCTTGTCCGTGCAGCAGCAGAACAACATCGCGCAGCAGAAGGCGCAGAACAATTCGGCCATGCTGGGCGGCCTGTTCTCGCTCGGCTCGGCGGCGATCACGGCTTCGGACATCGACGTGAAGGAAGATATCCGTCAGGTCGGGACGATGGACAACGGACTGCCGGTCTATACCTACCGCTACAAGGGCCAGCCTCAGGTCCACATGGGCGTCATGGCTCAGGAAGCGGCGAAGGTCCGACCGGAGGCGGTCTTCAAGGTAAACGGTATCCTGCACGTCGATTACGGGAGGCTCTAGATGGCTGCGGCTATCAAGAAGCCCGTTGCGCTGGAATACAAGGGCTACCAGCCGACGACGCAAGCGCAGATCCAGAAGAGCCAATACCTCGCCGATGCGCTGCAAAGTCTGCAAGCGTCGGGGGCGAATATTCGCTCTCCGGGCGAGCTGGCGGCCAAGCTCGGCGCGGCCTTCCTGCTCAATCGCGGGCAGAACAAGAACAACGAAGCTCTGGCCGCTGCCCTGAAGGGCGAGCAAACCGACCGGGTGAACCGCATCCTCGGGTCTCTTGGTGGAGGCCTTCCCGGATCGTCTCCCACGCCGTCGCCCGATCAGCCGCAAGCGCAGCCGATTTCCAACCCGTCCACGGGCCTTGACCCGATCAAGGCCGCGTCGCTGCTCGGAGGGACGCAACCGCCCCCAGCGGCCACGCCTGCGCCGCAAACCCCGCCTCTGGACGCGTTGATGGCTGGCCTGATCAAGCAGGAGTCCGGTGGGCGTGCCGGCGTGCTTGGTCCTCAGACCCGTTATGGCCGCGCTGAAGGCATGACGCAGATGCTTCCGGCGACGGCCCGGGCGATGGCTGAAAAAACGGGTGTCCCGTGGAAGCCGGAATTGATGCGCGGAGCCACGCCGGAGGCGGCGGAATATCAGCGCACGCTCGGCCAGGCCTATCTGCAAGAGGGTTTGGACAAGTACGGCGGCGATACGCAGAAAGCCCTCATGTACTACCACGGCGGCCCTGATGAGCGCCTGTGGGGTCCGAAAACCCGTGGCTACGCGCAAGCGATCCTGTCGGGCCTTCCGCAGGCGCAACCGCAAGCGCAGATGATCAGCGGCCCGCCGCAAGGTCAAATGCAGATCCAGCAGCAGTTTCCGCAGCCGGGACAGCCTCAAGCCCCGATGGCTGGACAGCCTCCGCAGGCTATGCCACAGTCTCAGGGTGGAATGGGCGGACAGCCCATCGGCGCTCCATCAGCCTCTCCAGCCGCTGCGCCGCCCGCGTCCGCCCCCCCGCCGGTTTCACCTCCTGGCGCGGGGGCGTGGGGTCCAAACCCGCAGGAAATCCAGATCATCCGCGACCTTGCCTCCGACCCCCGCACCATCGGGCTGGCGGAGCAACTCGCGACTGAGCTGCGAATGAAGTACGCGGCTGCTCCCGAGTATGGGTCGGCGACCATCAACGGCATTCCGGCTCGCTTCGACAAGCGAACGGGCTCCTACGAGCTTTCTCAGGTCCCCACGGGGGCGATGAGCCGCACGGTGGAGGGCTCGCAACTTGGCATCGCCGGGCCGCAGGGGGCTGCGTATTCGGTTGATCCGCTTGGCAAGCCAACCAGCCTTGGCAATCTGCCCGCCGGCATGGAGGGCCGTGGCGGTTCTCTGGCGCCTATTCAACAGGGCACGCAGGACCCCAACAGCCCGCTAAATCAACTGTCGGGTGAACAGCAGCTCCGCAAGGAGTTTGAAGCCAACACCAAGGACTATTCCGAAGCCCGGAATGGTTACGAGAAGGTATTGCGCGCGGCTCAGGACGGGACCGGCGTTTCCGACATTGCCCTGATCTTCGGCTTCATGAAGACGCTCGACCCCTCTTCGACTGTCCGCGAAGGCGAGTTCGCGACGGCGCAGAACAGTGGATCGGTCGCGGATAGCGTGAAGAATATGTATAACAAGGCTCTTGCGGGTGAGCGTCTGCAACCGGAGCAACGTGCGCAATTCGCCCAAACGGCTCAACAGCAGTTCGGCGTCTATCAGGATCGCTACGAGCAGACGCGCCAGCGGTTTGAAGACATGGCGGGCCGCTACGGCTACGACCCGCGCAACATCATCACGCAATACCCGGAGGTTCCCAATGCTCCTCAGTCTTCTGGCCGGGGTGGCGGGGGTGGCGGTGGTTCGGCACCTTCTGGAATCCCGCAAGGCGCCCAGAGAGGTCAGGACGGTCAGTATTATATCGCAGACCCCTCTAAGCCCGGAAGCTTCCCCCGGCTCCAAAAGGCCCCTTCTGGGCAATGGGTAATCAAGTCCGCTAGCGGACAGTGGATGGCGGTGCAGTAGTGCCTCAGTTCATCCCGATTGATGACCCGTTCGCGGTCAACGCCCAGACCGGCCAGCCGCTTCCGCAGGCTCAACAGCAGACCTACGAGCAGCTTCAGGCCGCTGGGGGGCTAGAGCCTAACGCCCAGCCCGGCTCTTCGCGCTTCCCGCTAGCCGGCGTGGAGGGCAATCAAGCTCAGCCGGGGCAGTTCTACGTCGATCAGCAAGGGCTCGTTAAACAGCAGGCCCCGATTGCCTACGGCATGGGTTTCGACCCCATGCAGAAGAATGACTGGCCGGAGGATATGGCCCGGGCGGGCGGTGCGGGCATCATGCAGGGCGGCGATATGGCGCTCGGCGCGGTTGGTGATGTCGGTCAGATGCGAAACGATGCCCAGCGCTTCGCCAACGACAAAGGCGGTCAGGGACCGCTTGAGATGCTGCGGGGGTCTAACAACCCGTTGCTCGCCAACATCGCTGATTCCGTGATCGGGGCGCAGGAGGCCGCTTCTCTGGTCAACCCGCTGGAGGCGATCTTCCGCAATGCTCCCAATTCTCAGGAGCTTGGACAAGAACGCCAACGGGCGCTTGGGGCGGATTATCAGCCTCAGACGACGGCGGGAGAGTATGCGCGCACTATCGGGCAGTTTGCGCCCGCTGCGGCGCTACCTGGGGGCTTGGCGTCAAGGGTTGGTCGGGCGGTTGTCCCGGGAGCCATGTCGGAAAGCGCGGGGCAACTTACCGAGGGCCAGCCTTATGAGGGCGCGGCCCGGATGGCGGGTGGTCTTCTGGGCGGGGGTATGACGGAGCTTGCCGCTGGTATTCGGCCCCCTCCTCAGACGATGATTCGCGATGCCTTGGCTCAAGTCAGTCCTGAGCAGATGCAGGCCGCCGGCCAACTGATGAACACCGCCCGCCAACAGGGCGTGCAATTGACGCTGGCCGAAGCCGTTCAACAGGTGACGGACGGCGCGTCGGGTATGGGTCGGCTGCAACGGGTTGTTGAAGGCACTCGCGCGGGAGGCGAACGTTTCGCCCCGATGATGGCGCAGCGTCCCGGTCAGGTCAGCCAGGCTGCAAACAACGTTTTCGACCAGATCGCACCACCGCGCTCCGACCCGTCGATGATCGGGCAAGAGGCGCAGATGGCCGCGCAGGGCGGTCTGGATCGCGTTCGTCAGCAGATCAACGCGCAGGCGGGTCCGTCCTACGACAACCTCGCGGGACAGATCATCCCAGAGGCCGAATACGCCCAACTCGCGTCCAATCCGGCCTATCAGCAGTCGCTCGCGAACCTGCGAGGCAATCCCATCCTGAATGAAGCGGTGGGGACGCGCCCCGATGCCGATCTTTCGGTGGTCAACGAGGTGGTAAAGCGCCTTGACCGCAACGCCGAAGCTTCGCGGGTCACGCCTCAGAACCCCACGGGAGACAATCAGCTAGCCGCTGCCTATGGCGGCGCACGTTCGCAAGCCGATGCTCTGGCTTCTGGTCTCTCGGGGGACTGGAGGCAGGCGCGCGATACGGTGGCCTCTGGTCGGCAGATGTTCCTTGATCCTCTGGAGGCGGGGCCTGTAGGAAGCATGGCGCGGACGCAGGATGTTCGCGCTCAAGCCGGGCGTCTGTATCCGGCAAACCCTCTTGAGGGGGCTTCTGGAGAAACTCGTCAGGCGGCTCAGATCCTTGGGGAAATCAACCCGCAGGTTGTCCCGGATCTGACCCGTCAGCATCTCGCGGGCGTGTTCAACGAGGCGACCCAGAACCTTCAGGCAGGGCCGAACCAGTGGGGCGGGGCGAAGTTTGCCTCTACGGTGGCGGGTAATCCCGAACAGCGGGCCGCGCTTCTGGCAGGTATCGAGGCGCTTCCCAAGGGCGGGGACAAGGCCAAGCAACTGAGCGACCTTCTGCAAGTGCTAGAGGCAACCGGCAAGCGCGAGGCCCAAGGGTCGAAGACGGCTTACAACGCAGAAGATCTTCGCACGCTAGGTTCCGCCGGGGCGGCTGGTGAGGCGACGAAGGCGATTGCCTCCGGCCCCGCAACCTTCCGTAAGATCGGCGAGGAACTTGAACGCTTCCAGCTCGGGAGGAACGCAAATCGCATTTCCGATATCCTGATGAGCGACCCTGAGCTTGCGATGGCTTTCGCGGCCAAGGCGCGTCAACACAACACAGTCACGGGCGCTCTGGCTGCTGCCCTTCAAGGAAGGGAGGGCAACTGATGCCCCGCTCTGGTGGAACCTACACCGCTCCGGCTTCGTCGTGGAATCCGGCTGTTCCGGGCACGACGCTTTCGAGCACGGACTACAACGCCCAACTGGCCGACATTTCCACGGCCCTCACCAACTCCATTGCGACGGATGGCCTTACCCCGATCATCGCGCGTATTCCGTTCGCGGCGGGGACTTCGGCTGCGGCGGGAACGGTGGCTCTGGCCTCCTACGCCTCGACCGGCGATCTGGATACGGGGATGTATTTCCCGACGACCAATCAGGCAGCGGTCACGGCGGGCGGGGTGCAATCGGCGCTGTTCACCTCGACGGGTGTAACGGTCCCGGGAGTCGTGCGGCTGGCGGACGGCCTTCTGGCAACGCCGGGGATCGCCTTCGCAAGTGATCTGGACACGGGGTTCTATCTGATCTCAGCAGGGAGCATCGGTGTTGCTGCGGGAGGGGTCTTGTCGGCGACCTTCACGGCGGCGGGCCTGACCTTCACTGGCGTTACCACGGGCTCTCTGTCCGTTACCGATAACGCCACTCTCGGCTCCAGCAATGCCGATACGCTGACAGTCAACGCGATCTCCACATTCGCGGATGCGGTGACATTCAACGGAACGGTTACGTTCAACGGCAACCCGTCGTTTACGGGCAACCTGACGATTGGCAACGCCTCGTCGGATACCCTGACCATCAACTCCACAGCGACCGCGACGGCTCTGGCGACCTTCTCTGCGGGCGCGAACCTGACGCCTGCGGCCACGCCCGCAACGAACGCCGTAGGCTACCTGGGGACGCCCCAGAACCTGCGGAGCGGAAACTATAACGTCGTGATGTCGGATACGGGGAAAGACCTGTATTTCACTACCACCTCAATCACAGCCATTCCGGCCAATGCGTCGATTGCTTTCCCCATTGGGAGCATCGTTCAGTTTTCGGTCGCGGCAGGACAGGTTCTGACCATCACCATCACGACGGATACCCTGCGGTGGGTTCCGGCCAATCTCACTGGATCAAGGACCCTGACCGGCCCGGCCTTCTGCACCATCCAGAAGAAGACGGCTACGGAGTGGTGGATTTCCGGCGCGGGGCTCTCATGAGCGGAGCCCTAAACGTCATGATGACGACAACGGGGCGCCTCGTGGTCAGCCTCACCGTCACCGTGGATGCGGAAACAAACACCACCACCAACTACACCTTCACCCCGGCCAACACAGCCACGGCGACGGGCGGAACCGGGCTCTATAGCTATCAGTGGGTCGTTACGGGAACCGTGGGCGGGGGCTCATGGGGCTTTTCGGCGGCGACCTCGGCGACAACCTCAATCAACGTAACAGGGGCTCCGCTTGGGGTCTCCTCGGCTACGCTCGCCTGCGATGTAACCGATGTGGGAACGGGTCTCACAACCAGATCTCCCATCGCCTCCTATGAATACGAACGCGTCTAACTTGTTCATCGCTCGAAAATAGAGCATTCTCCAGACGCAAGCCGGACCCGGGCGGGGCCACCGACGAAGCGTCAAAGCGACCTTCAACCGGTGATCTCATGGCCAATACGATCCTCGTCAAGACTGACAACCAGACCCCGCTAGGGCAGGACGCGTCCAATCCGCTGTTCACTGCTTCGGGAACCGGCGGATCTACCGCCCCGGTGGTTCCTGGCGCTCCGACCGCGACCAGTTCCACCCTCGTCGCCGCGCAGTACCTCACCACCCGCCCAACGCTGACCAACCTTCAGCAAGGGCCGATGAACTTCGACACGCGAGCCAATCTCGCGGTTTCGCTGTTCTCGACGGATTCCACGGTGGGCGCGCAGATCGCGGCCCCCAACGCTGACGCCCTGTCCAACGGCAACTCCAACGCGGGGCTTGCCACCCGGAGTATCGGCTACGCCTACAACGGCGCGAGTTTCGACCGGATTCGGGGTGACGCCAACGCTCAGGCTGTCCAGCCGGCCCTCACCACGGCCTTCTGGAGCTACGCCGCTGCTACGCTCGGCATCGTCAACACCACCACGGCGGTAACGATCAAGACGGCTGCGGGCGCGTCGATCCGCAACTACATCCAATCCATCACTATCGACTGGGACACGCTCGGCGCGGCTACGGAATTTGTCATCCGCGACGGCGCTGGTGGGACGGTTCTCTATCGCACCAAACTCCCGACCGCTGCGGGTCAAAAGATGATCAAGTTCGGCACTCCTCTGCGGGGCACGGCCAACACCCTGATGGAAGTCGCCACCCTGACGGCCTCTGTGACCGGCGGAGTTTGGGTGAACGCCCAAGGGTGGACTGGGGCCTAGAATGAGCGTTGAGACTGGACAAGTCACCGTCACCAACGTTCCCACGCTGATCGTTGCAGCCCGGTCCCGCAACTTCGTTGGCGGTGTCCAGTGCGGAACCGTGGACGTGTGGCTGGGCGGCTCTACCGTTACCCCCACGACGGGCCTTCTGATGCTGGGCGTAAGGGGAACGCCGTTCAACTGGCAGGGCTCGGAGGCGATCTACGGCGTTACAGCTTCAGGCAGTTCCGTGGTCTCCTACGCGGAGAGCTTCTAATGCCTTATGCCTCTCAGTTCGGGACGCCGCCGGGGATGCGACCTTCGGACGCGACGCCACAACCGGCGGGCGCTGCAACAGCAGGTGTTTCCTCTGACGGCTCCCGGGCCGACCACGTCCATGCGGCCCAGACCGTTCCTTCGCTGACTATTGGCGTGCCGGTCTCGCGCACGCTCTCTCTCTCGACGGCCTATCAGGCGACGACTTCCGCCAAGCCCGCGCTGGTGACGGTAAACCTCTCCTCGAATGCGGCCCTGTCACTCTCAGGCGGCACGACCAACACGGCTGAGATCGTCGTTGGCCCGACCAATGCTGTCGCTGGAGGCACGGGAACGGCGGTCGGAAGGTTCAACAACAGTCTGACTGGCGCACTTGTCGTCGGTCTGGCGGTGAACAATACCGCTATGTCGCCCTGCTCCTTCTTCCTGCCTGTTGGGTACTATTTCAGCGTTCGGGTTACGGCTGGCAGCGCGACCATCACGTCAGCTTTTGACCAGGCGCTAGGGTAACATGGCCAGCAAAACCTATCCCCAGCTTCAGGCCGCAACCGAGATCGCGGACACGGACCTGTTGGCGATTTATCCCATCTCCACAGGCCCCCTTAAAAAGGTGCCTGCTGGAGATGTTCGGTCCTATGTCGGCGGTGGAGCCTTCGGCACGTGGGACGCGGTAGAGGCTGCGGTAGTGTCGGCGGGAAGTCAGTCGATCACCGTCAACGCCTTCTCGGCCACGACGGACAAGTCTCCCGCCACCTTCGTTCGGGTGACGAGCGAGCCGACGCATCCGGGGAAAATCCGGTCACTGGACCGCTTCCTCCCGGATGGCAGCACGAGCCCGGCAAATGGCGGCTGGTGGTCAATCTCCGGGGAGGAGATCAACTTCTATCAGCTCGGCGCGATGGGCGACGACGCCACCGACGACACGGTTGCGATCCAGAACACGTTCCTCGCTGCCCTGGGCATCGGGGCGACGGTCGGGATGCCCGCCGGGACCTTCCTGAGCAACAACGCTGCGGTGACGGCGACGGGTCTTCCCGTGCGCTGGTTTGGCCGTGGGGGCACGATCAAGGGCATGGCTGGGGGTAGCCCCATCCTGATCACGCTGACCGGCGGCACGACCTGTGAAATCAACGGGCTTTCCATCGACGGCAACTATCTCAACACGCTGCCGGGAAACACGTCCCTGAACTTCGGGGATGCGGCAATCCAGATCTACGACTTCACCGAGTCCGTCCTGTCGCTCAACAACAGCGCCGTGAGGACGAAGTATCACGCGATCAAGACCCTGCGCTGCGACAACGTCACGAGCCGGGGCGACAGGGTCAAGGACTTCTACGCGTCGTTGTTCACGGTCTATGGCGGCGACAACTGCGTGGTGGAGGACTGGTATGCCGAGGGCATGCTGAACACGACCTACTACGGAAATCACATCATCAACATGGCGTGCTGGCCGATCTCCGCCACGCCGACCAACACCAACAAGAACGCGGTGATCCGCAACGGGCAGATCTACAATTGCGCCAACACCGGAGCGCAGTTCACGGGCTCCGAGAACACGACGTTTACCAATGTCGTCGCTGACCTTCTCGGCTGGTGTACGGTCAAATGGGATGGCGCTACCGGCGTTCACACGGTGGATCAGGTCAAGAGCACGCGCAATGGCGGACGCATGTTCTACTGGGACGGCGCGGCGATTGGGGAATCGACCGGGTCCTGGGTGATTACCAACGTCCAGATGTCGGATTTCTCCGTCGCCTACCAATTCGGGCGCCCTCTGGACAGCGGGGCCGGCAACCTCGTGGGCTTCTACAACCCGCCTGAAAACTCGCTGTTCTCGTCATTCGACGTGACGGCTGATGAGGGGACGGCGATGCTGTTCCCGGGCGTGAGGGCCAACATCAGTTTCACGGACGGTCGTTTCCGCGATGGGGATAACTACCTCGTCACCGCGACCGCTGACCTGAGCAACATCACTTTTACCAATGTCACGTTTGAGAACAGCGCCAAAAGCGCCCTGACAGCTCTGGGAGCGCGATACACCGGCATCACCCTTCGGGGCTGTCATTTCACCAACGTCTCCCATACCCCGGGCGGCAGCTCCCCCGATCAGGCTATGGTCGCGGTGGGGGATACCAATCCGCTGTTCGTCATCGAGGACAACGTCTTCGACATGTCGTCAACGGGGGTGACGGTCTATCAGTCGAGCGTCTCGACCGGTGGGGGCATCTACGCCAATAACCGCCACGTCATCGGCATTGTCGGTGAGGCTGTGAGGGTCGGGGCCAACTGGCACGCCTCCACCAGCTATGGCCGCACGACGGACCGGACCCGTGTCGAAGGCAACACCTATGAGGGCTCCTTCGCGCTCAACTGGGGCAACGTCGCCGGGGGCGGTGGTACGGCGTTTGTCGATGTGACGTGCCCCGGCATCAATCAATACGACAAGGTAACGGCTGTAGCGGACAGCCTTCCGGCCAACGTCAGCATCACCCTTGCCGCCTACCAGGCCGCCAACACCCTGCGCATCACCGTCGTCAACGCTGGCGTTCCGGCTGTGGATGTGGCGAGTACGACGCGTGTGCGCGTGTTCCAGCAGGTTGCTTCGCGTGGCCCTCACGTCAAAGGGGGGGTGGTCACGCTCGGCTCCGTGGGCACGGGGGGCGCGACGTTCAGCTTCCCTGCCATGCTGGCCTCTGACCGTTTCCGACTTAATCGCGATGTCGCGGGTGGGACGAGAGGTTATCTTCAGGGTACAAGGGTGGTCGGAACCGGCGTCAACGTGCTTGCCACGGACAGCGCCGGTGTGGCTGTGGCGGAAACATCGACTGTCTGGGTCGAGATCGTTTAGGAGAAGATCATGGTTGGTGGCGGACCCTCCAGGCCCCCGAAGCCCCCGGTGAAGAACAGTGCGCCCAGCCGTGCGCCTGCCAAGCCGGCCCCCAAGAAGAAATGACCATCTACGGAGTCGCATTGTCGGCTCTGCTGCTCCTCTGCGCTGCCCATCCGGTAGCGTTGAGATGGTCTGTCCTGCTGTGTGTCATGTGGCTGGGGACGTTCGCCGCCCCGGTTCTGGACCCGCAGATGAACGGCTACGCGCTTTATCCGGCGATAGACCTTTTCGGGTTTCTGGCGATGATCCTGATGTCCCGCAAGGCCTATGCGCCGTGGGCCGGGTTCGTGGGCCTTCTGAGCGCGTTCTCCATCCTTTGCCACACGGCGTTCTGGGTTTTCTACGCGAGGGGCGTGGATGTCGGGGCGCTATATGACGCGGCTATCGGGGTTCTATTCGCGGCGCAAATTGCTACCATTGGTGTGTATGGTGGCCGACAGACGCTAGGGACTGTCGCCGGTATTGTTGCGTTTGTTCTGGAGCGGAAGAGGACTCCGCGCGTTCACGAGCTGGCACGGGGGGCGGCATGGCAAACGGTGAAGCTGTGAAGACCACGCCACTTACGCTTGAATTTACGATCAACCTGCCGTTCATCGCGACAGTCGTTGCGGCCATGCTGTTTCAGTCGGCCACCAACGCCAAGTCCGACACGCGCATCAACAACATCGAGGCGGCTACGGCAGGCCTTGACGAGACCAAGGCTCAGGTAGCGGTTCTGGACGAGCGCACTGAGTCCATGAAGGCCACGCTGGGCCGGATTGAGATGCGCGTAGAGGCGGTCCAGAGATGACGGCGCACCGGTCATGGACGCACCCACCTGAGGTGGAGGCCATTCTGGCGGTGGGAAGCCTGATGCTGTTTTCCTTCCTCGCCTGCGTGGTTGTCTTTCAGATGGTCCCGGCGGAGAATGAAAAGTACGCCATGCTCATGCTCGGCGCGCTTATCGGCATCGTGAAAGACACGTTCGGGCGATACTTCCAGGCCACCAAGGGCGCGCAGGATCAGCGCCGAGAGCAGGCCGAAGTGACGCGTAAAATGGTCGAGACGGCGGCGATTGTCGCGACCAACCAAGGGCCGCCGGATGTCGCTGTCGAGGGCGAAAACGTCACGGTATTGGAGAAGCAATGAAACCCCTGGCCATCGCCCTAGCCCTCTGCCTCGCTCCTGTGAGCCTGGGGGCCTGTTCCACGGTCTCGACGGCAGTCAGCCCCACAGCCGACGAAAAGGCGCTGTACGTCGCGGAATCCGCCTTCCGGGGAGCTCTGCTGTCTGTAGAGGCTGCGGTGGATGCGGGGACCTTGAGGGGATCTGACGCCGACAAGGCTTCGCTGTATCTCGCTCAGGCCCGCAGCTATCTCCTGAAGGCTCGCGCTGCCTATGCGATTTCGGACGCTTCCGGGGCCAAGACGAACGCTGACCTCGCGATTGCCCTTCTCGCCAACATCGGGACGTTGATCCTATGACCGCCGCTGAAATCGAACGTGCGCTGGCTCTGGTGACTCAGGGTGTTCAGTGGGTGAAGACGGGGATGGAAGTCCTGTCGGATGCGAAGGCTGCTCTATCATCGGATGATGAAGAGGCTTTGCAGGCCATGCTCTCGGAGCTTCAGGCGATCAACGACGCGGATTATGCGCGGGTGGTGGCCAAGCTGGCTGAGGCCGGGAAGAAGTAGCTGGCGCACTGGTCAGGACTCGAACCTGAATATCCCATTTAGGAAACGGGCGCTCTATCCTGTTGAGCTACCACCGCACTAACGATCTCTAAATGCGCCGCAAGCCGACTTGATACGGACTCTCTCGCGACGCCTTCTTATACCTCATCTCAGTCTGGAGTGAAACGACAGAGACGGGCAACTCCGGGATGAACTAAACCCTGCTCATGGCCTTGCCTCGGGACGGGAGAATAGGCGGGCTATGAGGGATCGTTGCGTGCGCTTCGGGTCCCGAGGAGGATCGCGGTAGGCACTCGACGCAATCGGTCGCCCGGCGGCATCCCAGAGGACGGCGTCTTCCATATCGATCATGATGCGGAAGCATGAGCCTTCGACACGTCGGAACGGGCCGTAACCCTTGGGCGCGCCCCCAAGCACGGCGTTGTCTCTAAGGACGCCTTCGTCGATGCCGATTTCGGAGGCCGCGTCTTCTACCGAAACCATCATGGCTTTGCCTCGGGAGGGGGAGTCCAGCCTTCGGAAGGCCAAGTTTCGTCTCGCGGATGCCACGCCCAGCACACCAGCGCAGGCCCTAGGCCCCGTCCAGGCTCTCGCCAATTTCCGGCCAACCAGTGGACGTGACGGGGGAAGCCCACTCTAGCGTCGGGCCATCGACCCACGGCGACAATAGGTGTGCCGTCTGTCGGCGCGCTTTCTATGCTCCTCCAGCCTGTCGGGTCGAGCTTGCCGTCCGCTGGGCAACTCCGGGACCTGTTCATGTTCCTTCTCCTGAGAGAGAGCGGGCCTTGGCGCGAGCTGCGATCAGTCGGTTCATGGCCGCACAGTCGGGCATGGGTGTTTCGCCAAGAACTGCGTCGAGTTCCTTCATCGCCGCCAGCAACTCCGCTTCTCTCTTCTCAGCGGATAGGAGGGCTTGGGCTGCTTCCATGTAGAGCGGGTCGGCCGGCGGATAGTGGAGGCGATCATACGCCGCTCGCGACTTCAGCCTCTCTACCAACGACAGGGTGTCTGGGTTGGGGCGATCAGTCATTTTGAGGAGTTCCCGGAGCTAGATGTGCGGCGACAGCTTCGCTGCTGGTCATCGCCGTCGGGGGTTCTGGAGTGGTGCGCTCGAACACGATCAGCCCTCCCCGTGTGAGGCCGCATCGCCGCCAGCCAGCGTGTCGAAAGCAAGCACCCGGATTGGCTGACCGGACAGCTGACGGATCGACGAAGGTGTAATGCCGCAGACCAGGCCAGACGTGATCAGCGACCGCGTCAGCCTGTCGGATAAGGAGGGACGATAGGCGCGGCCCCTCGTTGCGGAAGAGCGAGCAGCAGACGCCATCTTGGCCACTGTCGTCGATGAAGTTGCGCCAGACGAAAACAGCGTCTGCTGGCCCGGTTCGCAAGACGATGGTCTCGCCGGGGCCGACGAACTGACTGGAGGTTCCCCGAGACTTCCGCGACGAGTAGTGGCGCCGGTAGAGGGCGAGGCAGGAGCGGTCGCCGTCCTTGGTGAGCCACCACAGGGGGCCGTCGTGAAAGGGTCGGCGCCTTCCAGCTTGGCGTCTACGTCCGTGTGGCGCCCTTGTAGCGCCAGTGCGCGTGAATCAACGGATGCCATCTATCCCCCCTCTGTCTCAGGTAGAGGAAGGGCGGCGAGGACATCCTTGCGGAGCCGCCGCACTCGTTGGGGCGACCAGTCGAGCATGAGGAGCGCGTAGGTCCTGTCCGCTTCGTCTCGCGTCGTGTTCGCACCACGATCACGCTCGGCGGCGTACTTGTACTCAGCGTCGAAGACCCTCTGAGCGGCATCTATGAACGCGGCTAGCCGTGCTGCTAGCGGAGAGGGCTTGAGGTCCGTCATTGCCCGGCTCCCTTGGTGGCGCGGCGTGCGCGAGCAGCGGATCGTTGCGCGAGGATGAACGGCGTCATGCTGCAAGACGTGCGGCCACAAGACAGCCACGGCCACGCGCGCGGAAGACCGCAGGTGCAGGCCCCGCTCATCCTCTGGCTCCCGGAGCGGCGGGGAGGGCGAGATCTATTGCCCTGTCGGCGTCCTCGCCGGTGAGGATCAGGTTCTCAGGGACGCGACCGATGAACAGGCCGCTTGGTGGCGGCGCTCCGTCCGGTCCAGCATCGCGGTCGCGGAGGTAGCGGTATCGCGCCGCGTCTCGGCCTTCCCCCTCCTCTTGACGCTGAACGTCGGGGGAGGCGAGAGCGAGGTTCAGGTCCGTAACCAGGCAGTTCCGATGGTGCGGGCTGACCTGGATGCCGTGATAGTTCGCCCAGATGTCGATCACCGCGCGAGCGTCAGGCCACCCCTCCGGCTGAACGGCGGGGGCGGGAAGGGCGAGGGCGGCTTCAACGATGGTGGCGGCCTCAAGAAAGTGGTCGCACTTCGCACCCATGGCGTAGGCCATGCGCATGATGCCGGGATCGACGAACTTCGCCCCGTCGGGCTTCGCGTTCAGGTCGGCGGCCAGCGACTTTGCTTCGGCGGCGATCTTGCGCAGCTTGGCCACCGCCTCCCGCCACCCTTCCACCGGAGGGGTGGGGAGACCCATCGCATCGGCGCGTTCCAGGATGTCCGCCTCGCGGTCGCTCCAGCCTCGCTTATAGGCCGCGCGCTCGATGTCCTCGCGGCCTTCCACCGGAGGGGTGATCGTGGGGGCGCGAGTATTCCACGCCGCCCAGGCTTCCACTTCAGTGTCGCAGATGCGCCCCTCAGGGCACGCCCGTGACGGGGTCTCATAGAGGGCCGAGCAAACGATGCGACGCCTTTCTGGGCCATACGCCCCGCCGCGCGGGCCGTTCCCCACCCCGACCCATTCTCCCATGGTCGAGATCAACTTGCCGGGGCCGCCGCAGAACGGGCAGCGTCGGTCATCCACCGCCCCGCCGGGCTGGCATTCGGTGTTGAGAGGTTGGGAAGGGGTCATTGGGATTCTCCGGTAGGGAGGCTGCGGCGCGCCTGTTCGGTGGCGATCTCGTCCATGCGCTCCTGCATCCATTCGCCCGGAGAGCCGCCGCGACCCTCGAAGACTTCGCCGTCTTCGTCGGACTCGAACATGCTGTCCCAAAGCTTCTCGACGCGGCCTTGTTCGGCCCGAAGCTCGTCGTCGGTCAGGTCGCTAGCGTCCAGCCGCGTGGTGTCTCGCCCCTCCACCGGAGAGCCGCCTTCACATTCGCTCTTGGGGGAGGGATTAGGTCGTCCCGGGACCACGCCCTGAGCGGTCAGTTCTGCGCTGGACAGATCGAAGATGGCGGCCACAGCCCTGCGAGCGCGGTCTTGGACGAAGGAATTGCCCCCATCGACCCAGAAGGGCGGGTTCTTATCAGGCGCGCATTGGACCGCCCAACGCATGGCCTCGTGGACGATGGCCGCTGCGTCTTCCCGGTCTATCTCCACCGAAGTGCTGGGCGTGCATTCGCTCTTGGGCGAGACGGGCGACTCCGGGCTGACCCCTACATCCCCATTAAGACGGAGGAGGAGGGAGCGGGCGACACGGGCGTGGATTTCGCAATCTTCAGCGGATTCGTATGCCCTTCGATCGTTGAGCGCATTCGCAGCAGCGTCCAGTTGATCGGCAGCGGACGCCACCGCCTCAACCAACTCTCCATAGGCAAGGAGGGCGGTCTCCACATCGTGCCGCTCGCACGAAAGATAGGCCGACGACTCGCCCCAACGGGCCGCAACAGCGGTGCCGAGACACAGCTCGTTCAACCGAGCCACGGCTTCCCTAGTATTAGGAAGGGTTTGAGTATTCATTTGAATGCCTCTTTGTTCATCCCGGAGTTGCCCGTCTTGGTCACTTCGTTCCCATCGGACAGGGTCTTGAGCACATCTTTGGCCCACTGATCAGGCGTCAGGAACCCCGTAGCCTGTTCCCAGGCATCGTCCTTCCCCGTGAAGTGAGCGAAGAACGCACCTGTTGAATGCCCGGCCCTGCGAGCGATTGAGCGAACCGTAGATCCCCGCCATCCTTTAGCGAGGAACTCGGCACGAGCGGCGCGGAGAAGGCGCTGGCGGGTTTGTTCTGCGGCTTCGGCGCGGGTGGGGGAGGTGTAGGTCATTGCCGATCCTCCGCCTTGGCGATGGCGGCGCGGGCGTTGCCGAGCAGTTCGTCCTCGGTGCACTCCCATCCTTCGCCGCGCCAGCGCAGGGTCGCCTCAAGGTCTTCAACCGCTTCCTTCAGCGCCTCCAACAGATCAGGGGCGGCGGAAATGAGGCTGGCGTTGGCCTTTAGACTCTTCTCGTGCCAGTAGGGCGCGGCAAAGCCTACCGCGATGGCGACTACGTTCCCACCTTCTACGCCGATATCCTGCCAGCCCGAGACGCCAGCAAGATCGACGGATGATTCCGTGTCCAACTCAATCCAAGGCCCGGGAGTAAAAGTGGTCATCTGCTCTCTCCAGCAATTGTCATAACGAAGCTATCCCCGCAACATCGCTACGTCAACCCACTTTCCCCAACGCCCTCTCATCGCTCCTCAAGGTTCGCCACGCATCCAAAATCGCCGACGCCGCATCGCGCCTATCCTTCCAGTGATAGTAGGACTCGGCGACTAGCCGGTGATCTGCCATAGCCTTCTCGTAGGCCTCCGACGCCAGCGCGTAGGCCTGACGCTCGCCAACCGTCTTAGCGTCGCAGGCCAGTTCTTCCTTGGCGAGAACAACCTTCAACTGCTTTTCGGAGAACTCATACGCGGCGCGGGCCTGCGCGTGCTCCCCCGAACGCAGCACATCGAAGGCGCGTTGAACGTGGGAGTCTGGAATCTCGATTGTCACTTGGCGAACAGGCGGGGCTTGTTAGGACCCCGCCGCTCCTTCGCTTCTACTACGGTTAAAGTCGTACCCGGGAACTCTCGCAGAATGGCTTTGCAGAAAGCACGGGCTGCTATGACCTGGGGTGTGTCTATTCGCTCCGGCGGTTGGTCAGGTCCACGCCCAGCTCCACCGCCATCGCCTCCGCTTCCTCGCGAAGGATCACCCGCCACGACTTCGGCAGCTTGGCGATCTCTTCGTTGTGGTCCTTGCACCATTGTCTCCATTCAGCGCCGGCAGTCAGGGCGGCAATCTCGGTGCGCCATTCATCGAACTTCTCGCCCAGCCCTTCCTTCTTGGCGGCGCTGGCGCTCATGCCGGGCGTCGAGCAGCCCCACCAGTCAGGACCGCCCCCAGAGACATCAGGACCGCGACTGGCGACCACCTCGTGCGTGGTGGCGTCAGGGTCATTGTCGCCCTCAGTGGGGATGCAGAAGGCCTGCATGGCCGCATACTTGTAGGCCGCGCTCATGGCCTTATTGGTGGCCTTGTCGCCGCTGTCCATAGCCTCGCCGTAGGTCTTGATCACGTGCGCCGACCCGTCTTCCGAACAGACCAGCGTGAATTCCACGTCAACGGTGACGTAAAACAGAACCCCGCCGCTTTTGGTCGCGCGCTCGACCACCTCACGGGCCAGCACGCGAGGGAGCATCATCAGGCCGTGACGGGACAGGATCGGAGCCAGGGCATTATAAACGGAGTCGATGCCTCGGAAGTTATAGCCCTGTTGCTGGTTGCGGGAGTCCTTGGCGATCCCCTCCTTGGCGATATCCGCCATGACGGCAGCAATCGTCTTGTAAACACTGGGAACGGTGGCGGTCACTGCATCTTCTCCGTTTGTTCGATCACAGCCGACAGACGCTCCGTCCATTCGGCGTACATGTTTCCAACGACCTGATCGGGAGACTTGGAAAGCCTCTCGTACCACTCCCGATCACGCCTGAGCTTTGGGAGGTCCCAAGGCTGGTGAACCCTGCCCATCCAGAGGAGAGGGTCAGGCATCGCCGCTCACCTCGTCCATGAGGGTAAGCGCAGCCTGGATGAGCTTCTCCAGATCCTTCCGAAGATGCTCCCTGACGGCTGGCGTCATGCTCCGGGCGTTAGCCGCCAGATCAACCCGCCGGGCCTCTGCTGTGATCGTATAGGCCAGAGCAGAGACTACGGGGGAGACCAGTAGGAGGCTGCTTGTCGGGTCGGCGCTCGTAGAGCCCGAAGACGGGATAGTCTGGGACGAACTCATCCCTTCACCTGTTCGGTGCGGGCGAGGTCAGCAGCAGCGCGGAGAGCGGAGACGACTTCGGCTTGAGTGCGGTTCTCCTTGTCGTTCCAGTGCGCGATGTGGCGAAAACCCTGTCGGCGCGCCCTCGTGCTCAAGACGTCAATGAGCGCGTCGCCCCGGCTGTTCGTGCCCACGATGCTGTAGATCGCGCCGGCCATGCAGTAGCAGACCGCGTCTGGATCTCTTGGAGCGGATGGCTTGCCGCTCTGGTCGCGAGCAAAGCATCCCTGCGTCCAAGCGCCCGGCTTCTCCAGCAGATCAGCAGCGGCGGTTAGTATATCCGCATGCGTCTTGTGTTCTTGGGTAGGGGACGGCGCGTCACTACTCATTTCACAATTCCCATTCCAGCAGCAGCAAGAAGAGCAACCGTCACAAGGGCAGAGGCCCAACGGTTAGGGGTGGTGAGGAAGCGGATCATTGCAGGGGGTCCCGACAAGCGACGCCCGCGCCGACTTCAAGGTCACCCTCACGGACAGCATCCGCTTGGTGGCGCTCCATGGCAGAGGCCCGACCGGCGGCCGTGACCTCAAAGCCGCCATGGACGTACTCTGTGAGCCACCCGGCATCGCAGAGCGTTCTGGCGTTGCGATCCCAAGCGACGCGCTCAAAACCCGTCATGTACGGTCGCGTCACCACGCCCAACGGCGAGGCCATAGCGGCGGTCAGGATGCGGAGGCGCGCCGTTGTCAGTCTCGGCTTGACACCGGCCGTCTGTGAAAGCTTCCGGGAGGCCATCTAAACCCCCTCCAGCTTCTTCCCAGCGAGGGCGGCAGAGGCACAGTCTCCGCACATAACCTCGCCAAGCTCTTCGAAGGCCTCAACGCTCGGGCCAGTGTCGCAGGGCTCGCCGCACTCGGGGCAAAAGCTCTGATCGGTGTCGTGGTCGCGGGGGAAGGTCATCAGAACCCATCCTTTCCAACAGGATCATGCGAGCCCAGAGCATCGCAATCGTTGCACACCCATTCGCCGAACACGTCCCGCGCGTCAGGCTCAAAATCCTGAGCCGAGGTGAACAGGTGCCCGCAGATCATGCAGCTGTGCATGTCGGCGAGAAGGTCTTCCTTGGCGGCGTCTTCGTAGTCGCTGCCGAGGTTGTCGGTCAGGAACTGTTCGAAGGCCGGGGTGTCGGGAAGGAGTTGCATCTGGTCTCTCCGTTTGTTGATCCCAACCTACCGCATACGTTTCTGGTGTCAACGCGGAAATTACGGACCGGAACAAAAAGATTGCAGCCCTAATCGTTTCGTGTAGTCTTCATCACATGAAAGCTTCTGATTTCGAGACCGCCGGCAAGCGCCTCTACGGGCGTCATGGCTGGAAAACCGAGCTGGCCGGAGTCCTTGGCATCGACCGTGTGACCATCTGGCGATACGCGACAGGGAAACGCGAGATACCGGAGGTCGTCAAGCTATCTATGGAAGCGCTAGAGGCGCGGAGGGTGAAGGGATGAGCGATATCGGACCTGGGGATTTCGTAGAAGCCGTCCGGGACATCGACGCCTACTTGGATCTTCCCGCTGTGGGGAGGGGCTCGATTCGCCGCGTCTGCCGTATCGAGGGAGGCTGCGAACCCTGCGCGGAGTGCAACGATCCCGGGGCTGGGCTCGTGTTGGTCGGAGATCCGGACGAGCCATATTCTGCGGTTCGCTGCGCTGCTTGTGAGTTCAGGCTGATTCACCGTCCTCGTGAGGATTTCCTTCCCTCCCTCTTGAGGCCTATCAAGCGCCCCATCACTGAGCCTGTCAGGGAGGATGCGTGATGTTCGGTTGGCCTTGGTTCAATCGTCCCACACCCTCGATCCGCCACCAGCGCGCCGAAGCCATGAAGGCTGTTCGTGAAGCTGAATACGACAACGACGACCGCAGGCTAGGGCAGGCCCGTATGAAGCTGGCGGAGATTACCCATGCCCAGCTTCGTCAGGAACTAGGCAAGTAGCTCATCCCGGGACCACGACCCCGCAACCTGTTTTTGCACTGGAAAGAAGATGACCGAGGACGAAGCCAAGACGAAGTGGTGCCCGTTCGCGCGCCAGATGGTGTCGATTGATGAGGAGATGAGTGGACGCAAGAGCCCCGTTGCCATAGCGTCGGCTAATCGCTTCGACGTCAACAAAATGTCCATTTGCCTCGGATCAGGATGCATGGCGTGGCGAGAGACGCATCCGGCGTCCGATCCCCTCCGGCACACGGATGGCAGCCTGACTTACGCGAACTCCGCGAAAGGCTTCTGTGGCCTCGCTGGAACGCCTGCTCAATGACCTCCGTAGGCGAAAGCGTCTTCCCCGAAATCTGCGACGAATGTCGCGAGATGTTCCGTTGGAAGGGGCCGAGCAAGCGCCGGGTCAAGGTCTGCGGCTGCACGCCTCCTCCGCCTGCTAAACCGGCATTTGGAGGCGTTGGCTTCAAGACCATAGAGGCCACCCGCAAGAAGGGTGATCGCGGCGAGAAGCGGGCTGTTCGGATGCTGACGGGTTCGGGCCTTCTTGCCCAGCAAACGGCAGGCTCCGGCGCCACCGCATCGCGCAACTCGGAGAAGGGGTTTGATACGGATATTGTCGCACGCCTTGGCGACATGCGGCTGAAAATTGAGGTGAAAAGCCTTGAGCGCGTCCCCGGTCTGAAAAGCCTGCTGACACTCAAGGCTGGAAGCGAAATCCTCTGCGTGGAAGGCCCCGATGGCGTCTTCTGGCTGATGGACGACGGCGTAGCGCGGCAGATTCTGGCGCTGGCTGCTGAAGGACTGGAGACACGATGACCATGAAAGGCAGCAAGAGAGCCGTAGCGTTTGAAATGATGCTTCAGGTTTTGAAAGATGTTCGCGATTGGCGGGCTGACAAGTTCTGGTCGGGAGACCTAGAGGAGCGCGTCGAAGCCGCCATCAAGGCTGGTGACAACCCTAATGTAATTGGAGGAGAAGATGATTCATCCCGGAGCTGATCCCAGCGTGTCGCTACATGGGCGACACACGGACGCAGGCGTCAAGCTGGAGGGGGCGCGCTTCACTGAAGCCGATCTTTCCGCTGCCTTCCGTGAAGGCTGGAAGGCGCGCGACCGCAATCCGGGCCTGAAGCGCATCGTCAAACGCGACATGATGTGGGCTCTAAGCGGCTCCCGCCATGCCGAGCATCGGTACGAGAAAGATCATCGCCGATACCACCACAGCAAGTGGCTTACGAGCGATATCCGCCGCGAGCTTCTTTCCGCCGTAGCGGCGTGCCCGTTGACCAGCGCCGAAGGCGTCGCCTCAGGGCAACTCCGGGAGGAATCCTAATGGGCGCTACAAAGTGGTCTGATGAGCTTACCAACTTCGCCAAAGGTCTGTGGCTGGCCGGCAGGTCCGCCGCAGAGGTCTCCGTCGCCATCGGTCGGGAGTTCGGGGTCACGATGTCCCGAAATTCTTGCATCGGACGCATGCACCGGATCGGCGCGGCTGGACCGAAGGCAAGCGTCCGCCGGGAAGCCTCCGCCCCGAGGACAAACAAAGCCTACGGAGGCGAAACCCCGGGCCGCAAACCCTACACCCCGCGCCCGAAGAAAGAGCCCCGGCCCAAGCAGGAAAAGCTCGTCAAGTCCGTCGCCGAGAAGCCTGCCTACATCCGGCCTTCGGAACCCCTGTCAGCCAACCCCAAGACCCTGCTCCAGATCGGCCCGTGCCAATGTCGCTGGCCTGTAGGCCCTGAGCCTCGCGACATGGCGGACCAACTGTTCTGCGCCGACCCTGCTGAAGAGCGGTGGTGCCCAGGTCACAAGGCCAAGGGCAGCGTGGTCCCGCCGACGACGGGGAACCAGCTCGCCCGGTCTATTCGGCGGTATGTGTCTTGAGCCGCG